CGAGGAATAATGATGGGTGAGGCTATCGCCAAGCCCTCATTAACATTGCTAAATTTAGCAGTTGAGGAACTCGCCTACATCCAGTTTACTGGAGGTAGGAAGCTCCTTGACTCTCCGCTTAGTGCAAAATCTGCACCTTGGAGATGTTATCATGTAGGTGGAGATGACCATTTGGCCATCGGTCCCGACCTATATTTGGACCTCATCACTCGTAATCACGAAAGATCAGGTTCTATCATTTCCCCGGATAAACACGGTTTATCCAAGGTCATGGTAAAATACTGTGAGAGAATTCTATTTCTAGAAAACCTCAAGTATAACCAAACACGTCGTGATCATGAGAAATCTCTCATCATCGACGGCGTCAAGGTTCGTCTTCTGGCGAAGGGTCAATCGACCCTAATGTCAAAAGATAATAAAAACGTTGCTGTTGGGAAAGCCCAACAACTCGTTAAAACGCTTGAGTGGCTCCCAAAGGAGTCTTTCTCAATCGATCGCATCATCATGATAAGAAATCTCTTCATCAAGAGGATGCATGGTCTCCTTCCGAGTCTCAACAGAGATTCAGAGGCATACCATTCCGTACACCTTCCTAAAATTTTAGGGGGTTACGGTCTTGGCCTCCCTGACGAGTTAATCTACCACGCCAGTCGGGCAAAACCCGGTATCAAGTACGCAATAACGCTCCTGATGACCGGAATCGATTCAACGAAGACAAGAAGACTCTTATCCAGATTGAACCAGAACCTCAGCGATCGATCAGTCAAAAATCTTGACTGGTATCGGACTGAGTTGACCTCCCAGCTTCGCCAGTATCCTGACTTAGTAGGAGGAGTAGATGGTAGTGAGATCCGTAGGAAATTTCCAGCAGATACGTACCAATTGTCCAAAGACCTAGCAAAATCTGCAGGTTGGTTGGACGTCGAGACATTCGCGAAACAGGTTACCAGAGGCAGCATGTTCCAAGAACTACTCGAGCACGGCGCAGACAAAGAAAGAATTTTCAAGTCCAGACCGTGGATCCAAGAGTATAACCGGATTTCCAGTAAACTCGAGGAAGAGGCTGGTTACCTTCCAGAACCCGATTGGGAGGAGATATCAGCCAGAGACCTGCAAGCAGTGCTTAGAGGCCTCAATGAAGACATGTTCATCGATATTTCGCAGAACACAAGCTTCGACAAGGGAGAAACCGAAGATGACTTCGATTTCTTCGATGGTGAACTCGGCAGTACGTATTTCGCACACCGCCCTAGCTT